AGATCATCACTATGATATGCCTCGATTGATAGAACCATTAAAAGGAAGTGAGTTAAAGAAAGATGGGTATTATAGCACAGATGAACAGACGCTTAGAAGTCTTAGGGCTACAGGCGTTTCTAAAGGAGTTATTGAACTTATCCTTAAACGGAGTGGACTTGAAAAGCGTAGAGGAACTTACTATTCAGGACTCCCTGAACTCCGAGAAAGTCAAGGTTGGTCTAAAGGTACACTACATGGTCAACTCAACCAATGCGTCGCTAGAACTGGTCGCCTTAGTTCCTCAAAACCGAATCTACAAAATTTTGACGGAGAAATAAAAGAATTATTCTATTCACGATACTAGGAGAAAATTATGGCAGATGAATTTGATACAGTAATGGAACAACAACAGAATGAAGAACAAGCTCACTTCTATTGGACTTTAGCAGAGTTCGGAGATTTAATTAGACGCTATGGTGCTAGAGAAGTGTTTAAACAACTCGACCAAGATGTCATTGAAGCTATTGTAAAAGAGTTAGAATAATGTTAATCCAAGGTGATGCGTCAGCACTAGAGTGGAGATGTGCAGCCTTTTTAAGTAAAGATGAGGTAGCTTATGAAGAAATCTGGAACAATGTCGATCAGCATACTGATAATCAAACTCGTTTTGGTTTACCTAGTCGTCTTATCGCTAAAACTTTTGTTTTTCGGCTTATTTACGGAGGTTCCGCTTATAGTTACGCTAACGATCCTAATTTCAGCGATGTCTCTAAATCGGAAAAGTTTTGGCAAAAAATCATTGATGAATTTTATAGCAAATATAAAGGGCTTCATAAATGGCATATTAAACTTATGCAAGAAGCAACAACTACTAAAAAGGTAGTCCTTCCTACTGGAAGAGTTTATCAGTTCGAACCTGAATTAAGACGAGGGGAGAAGGTGTTCCCTCGCACCACAATCTTAAACTACCCTGTTCAGGGGTTAGGTGCAGATTTAATGACAATAGCAAGAGTGTCACTATTTAACAGAATGAGGAGATTAAATTATGAAAAAGCGAGACTGGTTAATACAGTTCATGATTCCATTATTATCGATTGTGATAGTAGTCATACTGATTCTTTAGCTAAGACTATGCTAGATGTATTTGAAGATGTACCTAAAAACTTTCAGAAGATGTTTGGCACAGAGTTCAATCTTCCAATGAAAGCAGAAGTACAGGTAGGAAATAATTGGAAAGATATGGAGGTATGGAATGGGTAAATATGTTGTTATATTTTTTATATTCCTTGCTGGGTGTACTCAGTTTGCAGCATCAGTATCAGGGACATTTGTAGGAAATATAGCGTCAGAAAAAGTACTTCAACAGATGGATAAAAAGGTTGACAAGTAGTATAGATATGGTATAATATAGATATAACTCTGATTTATATGAGTTAATTTTAAGGAGATAATATGATTGTAGAAATTATTGATGTAGGAGCACCCCAATCAGTGAAAACTGGTAAGGGACAATATCAAACATTAGAAGTTAGCTATCGTAACGAACAAGGACAAGTGCAAGGTAAGAAGCTAATGTCCTTCAGTAACCCAGCAGTCTTTAAAGATATTCAAGGCTATGCAAAAGGTGATCGAGTAGATGTAGCTACTGTTAAAGATGATGCTGGCTACTGGCAGTGGAAAGCAATTGTTAAAGAAGGTGAAGCTCTTCCTAAAGTAGAGGGTGCTAAACCTGCTGCTGGTGGTGGCAAAGTTATTGGTAGTAACTATGAGACAGCAGAAGAAAGAGCTAAACGACAAGTGTATATCATTCGTCAATCTTCTCTATCTACAGCTGTTGAACTACTAGGTCAAGGTAAATCTGTAGAAGATGTAATTGCTACAGCTAAGAAGTTTGAGGAGTATGTATTCTCTAATCAAGGTAACGATTAGGAATGGAAGCGTTACTAGACGGAGATATATTCGCATTTCGTGTAGCTTGTACTACAGAAAATGACAACGAGGCTATAGCCGTCTATCGTGTCAACGAGATGATTGAGAATACTTTAGCTGAAGTAGAAGCTACGGAGTATAAATTATTCTTGACATCTCCTGACAATTTCAGGAAGCAAATCTATCCTGAATACAAGGCTAATCGTACTGCAACCAAGCCTAAGCACCTACAATTTCTTCGAGACTATCTTGTAGAGAGTTGGCAAGGAACAGTGGCTTCTGGAATGGAAGCAGACGATTATCTTGGTATCCATCAAAATGAATCTAGCATTATCTGTTCTATAGATAAAGACTTGTTGCAAGTGCCTGGAAAGCACTACAACATAGTTAAAAAAGAATTCTATGAAGTAGATGAAATAACTGGATTTAGAAACTTTTATACTCAACTTTTAACAGGTGATACTTCTGACAACATAAAAGGTATAGCAGGTATTGGTCCAGTTAAAGCTAAGAAAGCTTTAGCTGAGGCAACTAATGAATATGAAATGTTTTGTATAGTTCGAGATATGTATAAGAATGATGATTGGCTAATTATGAATGGTCAATGCCTATGGATACTTCGATCAATGGAAGATTCGTTTAAACATCATTTTGAAAGATTAACCCATGGCGAATAAAGAATGGACAGAAGGTCGCCTAAAATCATTTATAACTTCCACCCTAAGAGGTGGTTTTAGAAAGTACCCTCCTAAATATGAATCTCTCAAAGAAGCTCAAGTTGGTAAGAAAATTAACGAAAAATCTCAACGCTTGGCTATGCACTATGAATGTAATAAATGCAAAGGGCATTTCCCTAATAAAGAGGTACAAGTGGATCATATCCTTCCTGTGGTCTGCCCTAAGAAAGGATTCGAGTCGTGGGATATATTTATTACACGCCTCTTTTGTTCATCGGATAACTTACAAGTACTCTGCAAAGGTTGTCATGAGATCAAAACAAAAAAAGAAAGGGTAAAGCGTGCTAGTAAAAGGACTACAGCCTGATGGCTCTTTCGAGAGTGTAGAGATAGGTGAACAAGAAGAAGAAATACTTTTAAAGATTGTAGCAAACTATGTAGTAAGAAATTGTGTATTAGAACAAACGGAAGATGGTCATGAGATACACTTGCACTACCTTCCTGATTGGGTATTTGAAGGAAAGATACAATGAGTAAAAATGATATAACAGGTGATTCAATTAGAAGTAAAGGTTTCTTTAGTGAACAAGGTGAAAAGAACTTTGACCTTATCTTTGGTAAAAAGAAATCTCGCATGGATGTAGTGGGTCAGAATGGAAATGATGGCGATCACTACGAGTATGAGTTAAATAAGTCTACTGGTGATGTAGAGAAGCGTTTTAAAGATGGTGTAGGTAAACCTAATGGAGAACAGTTTGATGAGTAAAATACTGCTATTAGATATAGAAATGGCACCAAATGTAGCTCATGTATGGGGTATATGGGATCAGAACATTGGTCTTAACCAACTGCGTGAGAGTTCTTATGTCATGTGCTATGCAGCCAAATGGCTTGGTGATAAGAAAATGATGTTTGACTCTGTAAAGAAAAGTGGAGATAAGAAGATGTTAGCTGGCATTCATAAGCTTCTTGATGAAGCTGATGCTGTCATCCACTACAATGGGAAACGATTCGATATTCCATCACTCAATAAGGAGTTCTTATTGCATGGGATGTTTCCTCCAGCTCCTTTTAAAGAGATTGACTTACTGACTGTAGCTAAAGGTAGATTTAGGTTTGTATCTAACAAACTAGATTATGTAGCACAGTCATTAGGTTTAGGTAAGAAAACTGAACATAGTGGTCATGAGTTATGGGTACAATGTATGGCAGGTATCCCTAAAGCATGGAAGACTATGGAAGAGTATAATAAGAATGATGTTATCTTACTTGAGAAGGTTTATGAACGCTTTAAACCATGGATTAAGAATCACCTCAATCGTAACTTAGTTGAAGGTACGGACTTATGTTGTCCTACTTGCTCTTCTAAGAATTTCCAGCGAAGAGGGTATAACTTAACTTCGGCAGGCAAATATCAACGATATCAATGCCGTAGCTGTGGTAATTGGTTTAGAGATACAAAGAATTTGAAACAGAAAGGAGAAACTAAATTTGTCAATGTCTAATTCAGCATTAAAGAAACAAGTAGAAGGAGATCATTATAAGAAATACACTATACAACCTATAGAGTTTATAACTAAAAATAATATACCTTTTATCGAGGGAAACATAATTAAATACATCTGCAGATGGAAAGACAAAGGTGGTAGTAAAGACCTAGATAAAGTCATTCACTATGTAGAGTTGCTAAAAGAACTGAAAACATGATAACATTAACAGAATTACAAGAAAAGATTATTGAACAAGTTTCAGAGGTAGATTTAATTGATCTTCTCGGACTTACTACTGAGGATTTAGTCTATGCCT